AAAAATGATTTAATCCGTTTGGGGTAGAGACTAGAACAACTTTTGTTTCATCACCGGAAGAAATTGTAGGATAAACGGAAGTAAAGAATTCATCCCATCCTTCGATGAAAGCAGCCTCATCAATAAAGAGTAAATTTATAGAATAGCCACGAATAGCACTTGATGAAGTTGCAGCAGCAATAACTCTTGAATTGTTTTCTAGTTCAAAAGAACCCTTATTCCATTCGGTCACACCTTGCTGTAACCATTTTGGTAAATGTTGATATGCTAGTTGAATTTTACCAAGAATTTCTCTCGCAGTATCACCTTTATTAGCAAGAAGAGCAACAGTTTTTTCTGATTGAAAAATTATATACCAAAGAATAAATCCACAAGTTGTTGTGGATTTTCCTGCTTGTCTGGCTGTGGTAATAACATTAAATCTATTATCTTGAAATCCACGAATCATTTTTTCTTGATAATCGTAGAGTTTGAAATTCACAAGACCTTCATTAATATTTATAATCTTCATATAGGTTTCAATAAAATATACAGGATCTTCTGAACATTTTACATATTCCTGAACATATTCCGGCGTCCAATCAATATCTTGGTTAATTCTTTTTAGATTGACATTACCTTTATATCCTTTAGCGTCTATATCATCATTCTTCATTTTTCATATTCTTTAATATTTTTTGAAGTTCTGTTGTGCTCCCGACAAATAAATTATTATTAATTGTTTTTGCCTTTCCTTCAGGAGTAATATCAAGCTCTTTGATTTGTCTTATTTTTTCTTGAAGTTCTAATAAATCTTTATTTGCTTTAACATTTGTTTCTATAAGTTTTCCTAGAACTTCAAATGCTCTTGGTTGCTGAGAACGTTCTGCAAATCCCGCTAATAAATCAATTGCTTCTTTTGAGGCATTAATCATATCGTGAATATTTTGACGTGCAGAAACAAAATCAGTAACAGAAGTGTCTCCATCTTCTGTTACTAAATCTTGTGGTTCTTCTTTTTCTTGTTTTATTGGAGGTAGTATATCTAATGCTTCACCAATAGGATCTTCTTCATCATTCAATTTTTTATTCCCCATTCAACTCTTCCCAATTATATATACTAATAACATACCCATAATTATCATCTTCCTCAATTTGTGAGAATGGAACCGTCACTCCCTCTGGATTGGATATTGTTATTGTTGGTTCTGTGGTATAACCAGATCCGCCGCTTGTAATATTAATATTAGTGACTCTATATTCACTTACATTTGCTGTTGCTGTTGCGGTATTACCTGTTGGTGATACAGAGAAAGTAACAGTTGGATTATCAATATAACCATACCCATCTTCATTAATAGTAACATGTGAAACAACGCCATCCTTTATTGACGCATTTGCTGTTGTAGTAACAAATAGTTGATTATTACCAAAAACTGTTGGTTTGTTATTAGAAGTTAATCCTGGTTGAACTGTAACTCTTTCTGCAACAGCAGTATTGCTTGCACTATTTCTTCTTAATGTGCTTGTTGTATTAGATGCTGCATATGTAATATCGACAGTTCCACCATATCTTTCAGTAGAAAGTTTGATACCAGTAGAGTTTGCTTGAACAACATAATATTTGGAACCACTGGTTAAACCAGATATTTGAGAATTCCCATCTGCATTTGAATAAACAAGATAATCCCCATTAGTAAATGGTTGATTTTTAACAGTGATAAAATCAGATGTGCTATTTACATTCTTACCTGAAATAACTGTAAGAACTTCATCTTGTATATCGTAATTACCAATTCGATTTGGAATATAAAAGTTGGTATTTGCAAACTTAATAATAGCAGAAGATTTTACTGGACCATATAGATAACCTTTTAATGTTAAATCAAGAGACCAAATGATTGCTCTTCTTTTTATGTATGCTTCATCGTAGTTATCGGAATAATTGATTCTGTCAAGTATAACAGGAATATCCATAATCATTTCAACTTCTGGAACGAGTTGAACTGTTGTTGTCCAATCAGGTGTAAAGTATGGAAGAATTTGTTCTACTATTTTAGAAGCATCTTCAGAATGATTTGCATAAACATATACTTTAAATTGTATGTTATATGGGACTGGATTGTATTGATATTTTCTTTTATCTGGGGTAGAGGCATCTTCTACAACTGTTCTTGTAACAGTGTTTAGTTTACGAGCGCCATCATATTCCATTTGTCCTATTTCAAATGAAATCATAGGAAGTGGCATAACCGCAGTTTCTCTATCAATACCAGAATCTTGAATTACTCTAGCAAACATTTTATCTTTTGGACCATATGTAATTGGAACTTTTAGAAATTTAGTTACAGTATTAGTGCTGTCAGTTCTTTCAATATAAATGTCATTGAAAAGAGTTCCTACAAGTGCTACATATTTTCTGATTAAACTGTGATAAAATGTTTGTCCGAACATTGAATATTAATCTTTCTATTTTAAAAAGCCATTATATAAACATTATTTATCTACATATTATATTTTTCAGTTTCAGAAGAATGTTTCCCATTATTAGATATAATGAGTGTGCTAGATATTTCCTTCTGAAAAAGGATCTTCTGATGAAAATAGAACTATGTTATCAGATTCTTGTTGTATTTCATCACTATCGTCTCCTGGAACCAAGTCATCGACTGCTTTTCCTTCAAGGATAATATAGTTGGAATCTTCTGTAACGAGATAATCGTTTGCTTCATCTTTTATTGAGAAATCGAGAGCATTCATAGAGAATTTAGATTGAATAATGTCTATTTCAGGAATACCAGTATTAAATGTTTCATTAGAATATTCAAAGAGTTCACAAGTTACTTCCCAAGTTTGTAATGCTCCTAGTTGGTAAAACATTTCATACTTGTTTACATATTTAATCTCAAAACATCTTCCGTTTAATGGAAAATAAATCAGGTCTCCCTCGTTAGGTCTTACCTGATTTGTAGTTATTTCAACTTCTTGTGAAAATACTCTTTGTGCCATAGAAAACACAACTTGGTTTCGTATTTCAATACCAAATTTTGACATAAATTCACCATCACCAGAAAATCCATCAATAGATTTAATATACATTTCCATAAAATGTGCTGAATTATATGCTGCTTGATCGTCTTCACCATAGATATCATCATATGATGTTTTGGTGAGAGGAATATAATAAATATCATGTCCATAAATCTTTATGGATTCAATTACTAAATTTTCTAATAACAATTGCTCCTGAGAAGAATTGAAATTATTGAAGAAAAAGTTTGTGCTAATTTTCAACTCCTATAGATTTTATATATGTTCATCATTTTTTCATTAATTATATTAAAGAAAAACGAGTGCGTTAGCCGATCATATCGGTAATTGGTAATGAATAAGTAGAAATCATTTCTCTTTCTAAATTTTCTCTTTCTGCAATTGCTTCGTTGTATATTTGTTGTCCATTAAACTTCAATCCTCCGGGCATTTGCATCCCTTCAAACTTCTTGAGGTTTTCTCCCCATTGTTGTTTAATAAGACATTGTGCATATCTTCCTAACCACCTATCACCCCAAGCATCTGAATAGGTGTCAGGATCAACTACTTGATATGCTTCTGCTAGAAGGTAATCCCCAACATTAAATCTATTCCAATCCATATCAACATGAAGTTTATTAACATGTCGGTTGTAACGAAGTGGCTGTTTGCCAACTAACATATATTCTAAAAATTGTATATGTTGTATGGCCATAAAGTATGGGACCATAGAAACAGAGGTAAGAGTATATAAATCATTCAGAGCAATCTGATAACGAATGTTAAATAGGTTGTTTGTTCCAAGAGCAGAACCTATATCAAAAATATTAACAATGCCAATTATATTTTCTGGAATTGTGAGATATTTGTTATCTTTATCTGATTGTGTTATCTGGTGCTTATAGAAAGTCTTTTGAGCACCATCAAAATGGTAGTCATAATAATATCTTAGAGATTCGTCTACACGATCTTCTACTTGTTGATCATCGACATTAATTTCAATAACAGGTTTGCCGAGTTTTCTTAAACAATACTCTTTGAATTCTGCTCTTGTTGCGGGTAGAGCCATTTCTTACCTTTCTATGATTATTTGAAATCTTTCGCTTGATTTAATATCCAAATAATCTGTTAAAGTATATTCTGTTTTATACTTACCATTTTTTTCAAGAAGTCGAACTTTCATTTTTTTCATATCATCAGGAATGATATAAGTTACATTATATCCAGTAACTCTTTTCACATTAATAACTTCTTTTTCTGAAAATTCTTCTTTTTTATCTTCTTCTTTTTCAAAATCCATCACTATTTGAGTATTTATATCTTTCTTTTTAGAGAAAGATAATGTGATCATTTGAAAAAGGATATTAAAATAATTCATAATATATTACCTCTAAGATTTGTTAAATTTTTCCTTTACTTTAGTCACAACCTTATCTACCAATTTTTTTACCCATTGTGGTTGTGGTAGAAAATTCCAACCCACAATAAGACCTACAATTAAACCAAAAAGAAAAGTCATCGTTATCTCCTATTTACAGAATTTTATTGTTCTCTTTACCAAGTATGTGTAGAAATGCTCTATGACCAAACCAAAATCCAATGATAGCACCAAAAATAGCAACCGTGTATTCATCCCAAACCGCATTTAGTATATCAACAACGGGTGCACCTTGTTGTAACATAGCAAAAACTGCAACTAGTTTGATAATAAGAAAAAGAAAGAAGAATAAGAATGTTAAAACAGGTCTAACAGCAGTTCGTAGTGTGAATATCCAGCCATCACCAGTAACAAGAGCATCATGCTGTCGAACTGATTTTCCTTCTTCGATATCAGCTTTAGTGTCTTCAATATAACGTTGAATATCCACTCCTTTAGATGCTGCTTCAATTCTCATCTCCATCAATTTTATTTCATGATTACTTTCTTGTCTTTTCTCTAATATATTTACTAAATTAGGTAATGCTGATGAAAACAAACCAATAACAGCAGAAATAATGCCAAGCATATGATACTCCTATTTATAAAACTTTTTGCAGTTTTTCTTTTGTTCTTCCATATGCAGTCACACCAACAATGGTTAACATAGAAACATGATAAATTCCTGAACCTTTTAAAGTAAGAGGTTCCCAATTAAAAGTATTTGCATCTGCACCTAAAGAAATAAATATAATAGGAAGAAAAACAAAATCCATAAGTATTACAAAAAGATAAGACCATGCAAGTGCTGGTCTCCATTTAGAATGAAAAAATGTTTTCTCGTAATCTGAAAGTTTTGAATCTAGAATTTGTTCTTGCATATAAAATACTCCTATATAGAAGTATTTAGGAAAAATATTATTTCGGTTTGTTGTTTTTTAACCAAACCCAAAGAGATTTAGAACCTTCATCGTGTTCTGTGTATTTTTCCGAATGTCCAGGATCTATAAAATCAATAAAATTTGTTATGATAGTAGATATATAATATCCTTTTTTTGCTCTCTTTGCAAAGAATGAGGATAGAGTTTCATCAGGGTCTATACCAATAATAGCAGCAAATAATTGATCTACTGCTATTAGTATATTCCATAACCAATAAAGAAAAGCTTTAAAAAAGAAAACTATCCATTTCATATTATTAAATAATATGTTCTTTTAACTGACGCATACCTAGTGGGTATTTTGCTTTAATTGGAGTTCCTTTGATTGTGAATTCCCATTCACCATTTTCAAAAAATGTAATTGATTCATCTGGAGTTTTTACATCAATTTTCTTTTTTGTTTTCTTTACTTGAAATGATTTTGGTTTGCGTTTATAACCAAGTTCACTTAAAAAATTGTCATAATTTTCAGTCATTTTATATTTCCTTATACAACGATTTTAATATCACCACCAGCAGTTTTATATAAATTCCCAGCTGATAGACCACCAGAAATAGCAGCACTATTATCAGCATATGTAGGTAGATTTGATAATGATACAGTAGTTGCAGAAGAACCAATCATTAAAGTTCCACCTGCATAGATATTTACAGTATTAGAACCTGCATATTCTATACGATTATTTGCTGTGCTTTCTAGGTGAACATTTGATACTTGTAAAGTTGACATTTTAGTTCCTTTTAATTATCCACCAAATACAGGAAAGTTAAAATCAAGTGCATCTAATTGTTGTTGTGTTGATGTAGAATTAATTTCTTGTTGAATTTCTATTAACCTATCATCAAGCATTGAAATATATGCAATAGAAGCTTCAGATGTTGGATCAGATAGATTTGCAACTAATGTATCTTTTTCTGAAACTGCTTGATTATACTTAGTTGTTTTTGCTGCTAGTAGATCCGAAGAATCTACAGTCCAAATTGTTTCAATTAATGCTTGTTGCTGACCAAGAATTGCTCCAATTACAGATCTATAGCCAGTGTTTTTTTGAATAATATTATTTACAATTACACTCATTGATTCATTTCTTGCAGATGAAATTGCTGAAATCAATGGTATTTCATCTGCACCAATCGCATTATTTGATTGCCATTTTAATGCTTCTTCAACTTGAATAAACCATGTTTCACGTTCTTGTATTCCATATGGACTTACTATTAATTCCATTAAATCAGAATACTTGCTACGAATTGCAGGTTCTAATTGAACAAGTGCTGGATTGGGATTTGGATTTTCTTCTGCTGGATTGGGATTTGGATTTGGATTTTCTTCTGATGGTGAAGAAACACAAATAGTATTGAATTCAAGTGGTGTGATTTCTACAACATTCCAGTCCACAAGAATACTTAAATCATCAATTAATGCTGCACCATAATATGCATCATCGACAAAGATACCTGTAATAGAACCAGAAGGAAGAATTCCTGCCGGACCTTGATTACTCTGATTCAGGTTGTAGCGAAAGCATTTCATTTTGTTTTTCCTTTACGAGTCCTGGATGATTTTGAACTGATTCAAAAAATCGTTCTGAATATGAATTAATTACACCTACTTGTCTAAGTGCTTCTGCATTTCCAACTGATACTGCTCCTGATGATTCAATATCTTGTTGTGCTTGTGATGTAAGACGCTCTAACCAATATGACGATTCTGCTTTTTGTAACTGTTCATTTGTATAACAAGGAAACTTTCCATATATCATATAAAGTGTATCAAATTCACGTAATGCTCCTATCATTGCAATATCAAGTTGTTCTAGTTCAAGTTGTTTTTCTTCAATTGTAAAAGAGCAAGTTTCAGTTTTGATTTCGTGATTTATTTTTCTTCGTGAAATGTCTGCTTGTTTTATTGAATAGTATTTATGTTGTAGTTCAAGAACACATTGTGCGTATTGTCTTTCTGGTGATGTGTGTGCATTTACAACAAAATTTTCTAGTTGAAAATCAGAACGACCCTGAAAAATCTCAAGGAATGCATTATGTAGTTCATTGTGTTTACTTTCGACTAATGTTATGTCTGTCATTTCAATTTCCTTTTATTATTCCTTTTATCATTATATTGCTGCTAGAGCATTTCTAGCTTGAGAAAGATTAGCACCAGCAACAGCTGCTGTTGTTTCAGTAGAATATGTAGTTCTATCTGCTGTTACCACATAAGATCCTGCTGTAGTACCACCAGAGAAGAAACCCTTCTCAGCATTTCCTGCTGCTGCTAGAATGTATCTAGCTTGAGGAAGATTAGCACCAGCAACAGCTGCTGTTGTTTCAGTAGAATATGTAGTTCTATCTGCTGTTGCCACAACAGAACCTGTAGAACCACCAGAGAAGAAACCTTTCTCAGCATTTCCTGCTGCTGCTAGTTGCCTTCTAGCTTGACTTAAATTAGCACCAGCAACAGCTGCTGTTGTTTCAGTAGAATATGTAGTTCTATCTGCTGTTACCACAACAGAACCTGTAAGACCACCAGAGAAGAAACCTTTCTCAGCATTTCCTGCTGCTGCTAGATGCCTTCTAGCTTGACTTAAATTAGCACCAGCAACAGCTGCTGTTGTTTCTGTAGAATATGTAGTTCTATCTGCTGTTGTAGCATTAGATCCTGTATAACCACCAGAGAAGAAACCTTTCTCAGCATTTCCTGCTGCTCCTAGAGAAAATCTTGCTTGAGAAAGATTAGCACCAGCAACAGCTGCTGTTGTTTCAGTAGAATATGTAGTTCTATCTGCTGTTGCCACAATAGAACCTGTAGAACCACCAGAGAAGAAACCTTTCTCAGCATTTCCTGTTGCTGCTAGAACATATCTAGCTTGAGAAAGATTAGCACCAGCAACAGCTGCTGTTGTTTCAGTAGAATATGTAGTTCTATCTGCTGTTACCACAACAGAACCTGTATAACCACCAGAGAAGAAACCTTTGGTTAAATCTATCTTATGGAAATATGGGATATCAATACTATGCAACGATTTCCACTTTGTAACATTACCATCATAATATAACTGGATACT